TGGCGTCACCGGCCGTGGCTGTTGATGCTGTGCCGGTGGCTGCGGCCGATGCAGTGCCGCGGGCTGAAACGCTGCCGGCTGTTGCGCTTGCCGATGCGCCGTCGATGACGTCGAAGCTGACGACGGCATCCAGGTCCGTCCAGTCATCGAACAGCATGTCAGGCGATACGGATCAGGCTGGATGCGCCAGCTGCTGGAAGGTCCACAGTGAACGTGCCGTTCGTGCTGGACACGTCGCCACCGAAGTCGAACGCAGCCACGGCCTTGTTGGACTTGCTGGCGTTGTAGATCAGGCAGCCGCGGGCTGTGATGGTGGCATTGGCCCAGGCTGGATCTGTGAACGTCAGGTAGGCCGTGCCGCCAGACAGTCCGGTGACCAGGTCAGCCAATGTGGCACCGCCGGCGGTGTAGCCGGTGCCGCTGGCTTCGTTGGTCGTGCCGTAGGCGGTGGTGTCAGCGCCCAGCGATGCGGCAGACGTGAACAGCGCCAGCTTGTATGTGTCGCCGGCTGCGTGGACGCCTTCCAAGATCTCTTTTTTGTAGCTGTTGCAGATCGCAGTCGTGATGGCCATGGGTTATTCCTCGGTAGTCTCTGCACCGGTCACGGCGCCATTTTCGTCACGGATCAGGCGGACGGTGCGTTTCACCTGGCTGCGCTCCTGTTCCAGCTTGACGCTGAATTCGACGGGCGGTGCCGACTTGATTTCGAACGCTGGGTTCAGGTTGATGATCTGCGGCTGCATTTCGCGTGCTTCAGGGTCAGCTGGTGCAGGATCTGTCGGCGCAGCTGCGTCAGCCTGGGCCGAACCGTTGCCGGCCACAGATCCAGGGTCCGTGTCGAACACCAGATCCATGTCTGCTGCCATTTCCAGTTCGCGCTGGCGCTGCTGGAACACGTCTTCGATGTCGCCGCCACCTTGGGCGATGACGTCGGCCTGCGTGGTAAAACCACAGCGCACGGCCTCTTTGTAGGCGGTGATCTCTTTGACGGGATCGACCCATTGCCAGCCGCGTGGGATCCAGCGCACTGCACGGTAGGGTTCTGGGTTCAGGTTATAGCCTGGCAGGCTCAGTTCGCCCGACAGCTCTGCAAGTTCCAACCACTGTTCGAAGACCGGTTTGTGGAAATTCTCGATCAGCCAGGACTGCAGCACGCGCCAGTTGTCGCGGTCGTCCAGCAAGGCCAGGCGGCTGCTGCTGTAGTTGCTGTCGCTGTAGTCGCGGGACAGGGTGGCGTAGCTCACGCCAATGCCGGCTGCCATCGAACGCAGCATGGCGCGCACGAACGGTTCGAACTGGCCACCAGGTCGGTTGGGTTTGCTCTCGGTGTATTGCTCACCAGGCGCCAGGCGCTCGATCTTGCCTGGTTCGAAGTTGGTCACAGCCTTGTCGTCGGCCGTGCCGTCTTGCAGCGCGTCTTCCTCTGGCGATGTGATGAAACCCATGCGGCAGGCTTCTGCGCGGGCCGCGATGACTTCGGCTTCGGTGTAGCCGCCAAGATGGTGCAGGCGCATGATGGCGCTGGCCAGCCATGGCACGCCGCGGGTCTGACCTGGGCGGTCCTGCTTGTATAGGTGGATGACCTCGTCAGCTGGGATGCGCTTGGTGGTGTTGTCCACGGCGCCGGCGCCGAACGGGTAGTCGCCAGGGTGATTGCGCTTGAAATGGTACGCCACAGGGCGGCCCCATGTGTTGCGCTCGATGCCCATGCGGATTTCGTTGCCGTTGCGGGCCATCTCGTTCAGGTTTTCGTCCAGCAGGTCGGCTTCGATGACTTCAAGCGCCATCGGGATCTTTGACTTGCCGAACGTGTAGTTGACCTTGCGCACGAACACTTCGCCAGATTCAGCGATGGCGTGCATGACTTGGCGCTCGATGTCAGCAAACGACAGGGTGCCGCCAGTGTGGCAGTTGTCCTTGCGTTTCCAGTTTGCCCATGCGGTTTCGATGGCCGTGTTGGTCGCGTCGTCCATCTTGTTGCCGCGGCGCATCTTGACGGCCGCCTGCATGGTGATGCCTTGGCCCACCACGTTGTTGGTGATGACGCGCAGCGCGTTTTTGGCGTAGTCGTTGTTGCGTGCTAGGTCGCGGGCGCGTTCGCGCAGTTTCTTCAGGTCCTTGCGGATCTCTGCGTCCATGCTGTTGCTGGTGGTGATCCAGTCCGACACCAGACGATTGTGCATGGCGCCATCGAATGAACGACGACGCGGGACAGCCTTGGGCTTGCCTTTGAACCAGTCACGAATTCCCATTATTTGCCCCCAAATCGTACATACACGGCGCGGCCGCTGTCTAAACCTTGCGCCATGCGCTTGCGTCGCGTTTCGCGTGCCACGTCAGACTTCAGCTTCGTTTCCAAAGCGATCAGGTCGGCCATGGGCATCTTCTTCAGCGAACGGTTGCCGATGCTGTATTCCTGGACGCTGCCGCCACTGACGCGGGCGCGCATCTCTGCACGGATGGCGTCCAAGTCGATTTCGAACTGGCTGCGGCCGTCGTATGTGTTGCCGGACGCTGGAATGTTGGCCTGCGTCTCGATCTTGCCGGTGCCGATGGTGTAGCGTTCGTCATTCTTGGTAACGACCATCTGCCACCAATGACCGTTCACGTGCAGCGCCGCGGTCTGCGTGGCTGTGATGGTGAAGTTCCACCCGCCAGCGCCGTCAGCTTGGCCAGTGATGTTCAGCGCGTCATTGCCTGTGGCATGGCGCAGTGCGAACGTAGCCGCCCAGCCAGCCGTGCTGCTGTAGTCGGGGGTGGCTGGCTCGTTCCACTTTACAGTGTCGCCAGCATAGATCAGGGCAGGGACGTTCATGGTTTACCAGCTCGTCATAAAGTTGTTTCGCGCTATTTTAGCCTGTCTGCGCCTATTCTGGGGTTCGGGTGCCTTTTCTGCCTCTTGTTTTGGCGTGACATTCAGTGACTTTTCGAACTGATCCCAGATGGTTCGACGGTTGAAACGTGTGTAAAGCCACTGCAGTGCGGCGTAGCCGTAGACCAAAGTGTCCAGCGCTTCGTTGCGCGCGCCCGACTTCTTGACCCATTCGCGCACGGGAAAACCCTTAACGTATCGCGTGATCTGTTTTTCAGCGGTCAGCTGGTCGAAGTAGTCCCGCGGCAGCTCCGCATGGAAATGAAAATACCCTGGTCCTGGTTCGTTCAGCTTCAGCCGTGCGAACACCGTCGACTTGATGGTGTCCGTGCCGACTGGGTAGACCTCGGCGCCAGACTTGATGGTGCGACCCTTCCAGTTCAGATCGACCTTGCTGGGTTTGCCGATGGGCTGCTTTCCGCGTTGTGACTGCCCCTTGATGGCAAACACGTTGTGCGCACGTCGGTCGCGGGCGTAAGCGTAGACCTCGCTGGTGAAGTGGCCACCGCTGTCGATGGCCGTGGCCGCGATCTTCATGGGTTGCGCAAGCTCATGCGCCACCGGCTTCAGCACTACTTCGTCCAGCTGCGCCCACAGCTTCGGCTGCGACGGGTCGCCGTAGATCTCCATGTGGTCGATGATCCAGCCTTCCTCGTCGCGGCCCCAGCCCCACAGCGACACCGCCAGCCGGTTGTCCTGAACGTCGACCGAACAGGTGACGGCCAGCGTGCGCGCCGGCGCCACGCCTGGTGTGTAGAACTCGACGCGGTTTTTCAGATCGTCCGCACCCAGCTTGGCGCTGTAGTCGTCTTCCCACGTCTCGCCCAGCACCGTGTTGACAAACGTTTTCAGCAGCGACGGGTCGCCCTTGGCCTGCATGAACTCGGCCGCGATCTCTGACCACGACTTCCAACCCAGTGGCGAATACAGCGACGACAGGTGAAAACCCACCGTCTTGCCGTCACCAGGTGCAGTCGCACGCCATTCGCCATTGGCCAGCATGTCGGCCTTGTGGCGTTCCTCGATCAACGTGCCGCAGTCCTCGCAGGCATAGGCCGCGGTCTGCGGGTCGTCGTTGTCCCACTTTAGGTTTTTCCACTGCAGCCACTGGCTGTGGTCGCAATGCGGGCACGCCACGAAATACTTTCGCTGGTCGCTGCGCAGGTATTCGCGTTCGATGCGCGACACGTCTTTGACGGTCGGCGTGCTGCACATGTAGACCTTGCGGCGTGCGAACGTGGTGGTGCGCTTTTCCGCCAGCTGGATCGGGTCGCCTTCGCCGTCCACGTCCAGCGGGTAGGCGTCGATCTCGTCCAGGAACAGGTATCGGATGGGCATCGACCGCAGGCCGGCCGCGCTGTTGGCGCCGGTGATGATCAGCACGCCACCGGTGAACTCTTTGGCCATCATGCTGTTGCCGCTGTCTCTGCTTGTGTTCGACGCGATGCGCTCTTTCAGCACGGGGCTTTCGTCAATCATGGGCGCCAGTCGCTGCTTGCTGAAACGCTTGGCCGTGTCGACCGTTGGCTGCACCAGCAGCATCGGGCCTGGTGCGTGGTGGATGACGTACCCCAGCCAGTTGTTTCCGGTTTCGGACTTGCCGACCTGGGCGCCGGCCATGAACACCACCCGCTGCGCTGGGCTGCTCGGTGACATCTCGTCCATGATCTCGCGCAGGTACGGCGTGCGCTCGGTGCGCCAGTGGCCAGGCTCGGCCGACGCTTTCTGCGACAGCATGCGGTGGCTGTCCGCCCACGTGCTGACTGTGTGGTCGGGGTCCGGCAGCATGCCGGCCGCGAACGCTTCGCGGTAGACGTCTGCGCCGTTCATTGTTCGATTTTCATGTCTTCCAGCGCGCGGCGCAGCTCCTGCGTCAGACGCTGGTGGACCTTGAACTGGTTGGTTTCGTTGGCCAGCTCCGCGGCCACGCGGTCTGGGATGTTGAGCAGGTTGTCGCGCACAATGCGCGCCGTGCGGAACGCCTCGTTTTTGACGCTCTCCACCGTGACCAGCTTGCCGGATTTTTCCTCGAACTCCAGCTTGGCCAGCCTGGCCATGTAAGCCTCGCGCAGCGTGCGCGCCTGCTGGAACGTGGCCGTGCGCGGCTCATTGCTGGGCTGCTCTGGCTCCGGCTCCGGCCGTGGCGGTGGGACGGCGCGCACGCGCTGCTGGGCGCTGTCTGTGTTTGCTGCCCACTCTTGCTCGGCCAGGTCCGGCAGCAGGCGTGGCTTGTTGGCCTTGCTCCATGTGACGGACTTGGACAGGCGGCCGACCTTGACCGCCTTGCTCACAGCTTCGACGCTGACGCCCTTGCGCTTGGCGAACTCGGTCAGGGTGACGGATTCGTCGCTCATACTCAGGCGGCAGCGCGCTCGGCTTCGACGTCATCGAACGTGCCGCCGTCTTCGTCGTTGTCGTTGGCCGCATCATCGAGCAGGGCTTCCAGCTCGTCGTCGTTGAAGCCGGTCAGCGCTAAGTCGTAGCCTTCGTCCTGAAGGTCGGCCAGCTCTTGTGCCAGCAGTCCTTCGTCCCAGCCGGCGTTCAGCGCCAGCTTGTTGTCCGCCAGGATGTAGGCGCGTCGCTGGGCGTCGGTCAGATGGTCCAAAACGATGACTGGGACTTGTTTTAGTCCCAGTCGTTTGGCTGCCATCAGTCGCCCGTGGCCGGCAATGATGCCGTCACTGCTGTCCACCAGTATCGGGTTGGTGAAACCGAACTCGCGCATTGACGCGGCGATCTGGTCGACCTGCTCGTCGCTGTGCGTGCGGGCGTTCTTTGCGTAGGGTTGCAGGCGCTCGACTGGCCACAAATTAATGCGTTCAGCCATCGAAGATATGGGG